CAATGAAGAAAATCTTATGCAAGCATCTGAGCTAGGTATCTAATGAAACAAGTTTGGTTTAGAGGCACTAAGCATGAAGACAAAGATCAGAGAAGAGTGCAAGTTCTACACTATAGAACCGCATTCGATGAACTGAAAGATATTCTTAGCACTCAGTACAAAAGAAAGCAGAGTGTTAGGGATTACGGAGAGCCTGGATGGGAACTTCGTCAAATAGCTGTCAACGAGTACAACCAAGTACTTGATGACATCATTGATCTAATTACCTTCGAAAAGGAATAACTATGTCCGTATTTAATACTGATGGTTCTGAAACCGAGCAGGACAATCAGACAGAGCAAGTTCTTGGAGATAGCCAACCACAGTTGTCTTTTTTGAATAAGCTTGTAGAGACTAAGGGAGAGCATTGGCGTGATCCTGAAACCCTAGCTAAAGGAAAGCTTGAGGCTGACTCTTATATTAATGACCTAGAAAGTCAACTAACTCAACTAAGAGAAGACTTGAGTAAACAAGACTACGCTAAGACACTGCTCGAACAACTTCAGAATAAGGCTGCGGAAACCACTAACGTAAAATCTGAAGTACAGTCCAATAATAATAACAGTGGCGCTGAAACTGAAGGCAACACCAGCCGAGAAGTGAGTGAAGATACACTAAAAAGCCTTGTTGAACAGACACTAACAGAACGAGAGCGTAACAATACAGTTAAGCAGAACCTCGACTCTGTTAATCGTCAACTGGAAGATAAGTTTGGAACTGAAGCTAAATCCAAAATTGAACGTAAGTCCAGAGAACTAGGCATCTCTGTTCAACGTATGCAAGAGATTGCTTCTGAATCTCCAAGTGCTTTCTTCACGTTGATTGGTGAACAAGTTAAACCACCACAGCCTATGGTAAGTGGTTCTATTCGTACTGAAGGTGTCAACATGCAAAAGTCTGACGAAAGGAACTGGGCTTGGTACCAGAACCTAAGGAGGACAAACAAAAATGAGTACTACTCACCAAAAGTCCAGCAGCAAATACTTGAAGATAGAAAGCGCTTGGGCGATAAATTTGGTTTGTAGTTCTTTGTCCCAAAACAAAGCTAAATAGGAGAAAACCAAATGGCTATGACCACTGGTAATGTTGATCTCCTCACTCGCGGCGAAGTATGGTCCGGTGAGCTTAAGGAGATCCTGCGCGATGAAATGATGGCGCAGAAATATGTGCGTATGTTGTCTGACTTTCCCGATGGAGATACTTTCTATATTCCTTCGATTGGTCAGGCACAGGTTGATGACTACACTGAAGACACGGCTGTTGCCTATCGTCCGATGGACACTGGGCAGTTTACCTTCACTGTAGATAAGTATCTGTCTTCGGCTACTTACATCACGAAGAAGGCTGAACAGGATGCTTTCTATTCGGCTCAGTTGATCTCACGGTTTGTTCCTGAACAAGAACGTGCGGTTATGGCTCACTTTGAAACTACTACTCTTGGTGCTCCTGAAGTTGGTGTTTCTGCCAACTCCAACGAGTCGATTGATGGTGTAGAGCATCGTTGGGCTGGCAGTGAAGCTTCTGGTCGTATCACCGTTGAGGACTTTGCCCGTGCTCGTTATGCACTGAAAAAAGCAAATGTTCCCGACGTAAACCTGACCGCTATTGTTGATCCTTCGGTGGAGTTTGAGATTAATAAGATCTCTAACATCACCAATATCAGCAACAACCCTCGGTGGGAAGGTGTTGTACGTGATGGTATCGCAACTGGTATGAAGTTTGTAGCTAACATCTACGGCTTCGATGTCTATGTTTCGAACTACCTCGCTGACGCTACTGACTCTGCTCTGCCGCAGCCAGATAACACGACGATTGACTTTAGCAGCACCAACGGAAAAGTTAATCTTTTCTTCTCGGCTGATGCTTCTGTTGGTCCTTTTGTTGGTGCTTGGCGTCAGATGCCTCAGGTTGACTACGAGTACAACAAAGACTTCCAACGTCATGAGTATGTTACTACGGCTCGATATGGTGTCAAACTGTATCGTCCTGAGAACATGGTTCGTGTCGTCACTCTTCCGACCCTATCGTAAGAAAGGATGGTGATTCATGTCTTACTATAATGCTGATGGTCTCTATGTATTGACTGACGGGGATCAAGGTGCTGTCAACGACAAAGGTGCTAATGCCTACTCGGATATTAAAACCCTTGTTGTTGATGTGGACCTTGAGGCGGATATCTCGCCTAAAGCAAATGATCCGTTCATTCCTGCTGGTTCTTACATTAAGAGTGCTACTGCTGTTGTAACTGAAGCTGCTGCGGGCGGAACCAGTGTTAACATTGGTTTGTCGTCTCTTGCTTCTAACGGAACTGCATCTGTGATTGATGCCGACGGTATTGATGCAGGCGTACTGACTGCTGCTCTTGCTGCTAACCTCGCTGTTGTTTGCAACGGTGCACGGGTTGGTGGTACAGCAGGTGTTGGTTCGGCCAATGCTTATGTCACTACTACGGCTACTGGCACGTTCACTGCTGGTAAGTTCAAGTTGGTCATCGAGTATATCGAAGTCTAACTGCACAAGTGGGAGGGGTTCTAGTGACCCCTCCCTACAATTTAATTGGGAGTCCTAGATGCCTAACGTACAACACTCTTCCCTGACAGGTAGTGACTTGCATGAACCTAAAGGTGTAGCTACTGCTTCTGCTGGCAAAGTTTACATAGCTTTAGGGACAGGGACTGGCCATTGGGATTACTACAATAGCTTTGTCAATGGTTATATAGCCTTTGATGCAGTTACTCCTGCTGAGACTCATAGTGTAACAACTAGCTTCACAGTATTTAATCCTACGTTTTCACTGTCATTAAACAGAGACTGGGTAGGCGAGTCATCTCCTAATGCTAGACTTAAGTACACAGGTGCGGATAATACTGTAGCTAACTGCCAGATTACGATGAGTGTTCAACAAGCCTCAGGTTCATCCAAGGATCTTGAGGTTGTCTTCCGTAAGAATGGTACATCATTAAACGGAGGTCACGCTATTGCAACAGTTGCGTCAGGCGCATGGCAAACTGTTACTCTCACAGATTTTGGTACTTTTAGTACTAACGACTATCTTGAGGTGTTCTTCAAAGGGGATGCTGCATTCACCCTGGACATCGCTAGTGCTAACCTCACAGTATTAGGTATTCACAACTAATGGATAAAACTCTACTCTCATTAGTACAGAGCATACTGAATGACATGGACTCTGAGCCAGTCAATAGCATCAGTGACTCCATTGAAGCTGGTCAGATAGCCTCTGTAATCGAAGACACATACTACAATCTTATTTCGGCAAGGACAATTCCAGAACATAAAGAACTAATCAAGTTAGTTTCTTTGTCTGACAACACAAGACCTACTCACTTTGAGTATGTAGGTAAGGTTATTGAGTTTCTGAGATACAATGTATCCTTGAATGGTGGTGTAGAATACCGAGAGATTAAGTTTATTGAACCAGAAGATTTCCTGAAAAGAAACTCCAGTGGTTCAAGTAACACCATGTTGGTAACTGATGTCCATGCAGGAACTAACCTAGTCATTGGCACTAGCTCAATGCCCTCTGTTTATACGTCCTTCGATGATGAACACATTGTAATGGACAGCTATGTGTCTACTCTGGAGAGTACTCTGCAAGCCAGTAAGACCCAGGCTTACGGAACGGTTCTCCCTGCTTTTACTATATCAGATTCTTTTGAGATTGATATTGATGAAGTTCTTATTCCTTACCTTCTAGCTGAAAGTAAGTCTGTTTGTTTCTCTTTGTTTAAGGCAGGATCAGATCCTAAGGTAGAACAGTCAGCCAGAAGGCTAAAGTCCTATATGCAGAATGATATGTACAGAACTAAGAAGGCAAACAAAAGACCTAATTATGGAAGGATCTAATGGTAATCTTTGAAGAAGATATAATCAATCAATCCTGTAAGTGTACTTTCGATAAGATTAAATCAGTTCTAACCATAAGGCCAGCTAACGATGGTTCTGCACTATTTCGCATAGATGTAGCCAACGGTACAATACCCAAAGTTTTGGCAGGCAGATATGGCTCTGTGCGTAAAGCTAAGGAAGCTATCGAACTGTACGATAGAACCCTCAAGGAATCCAGAACAGTACGAACTGAGAAGTTCATAGAAGCGAGAATACAAAGGAAAGCAAAACGGAATGCCTCAGTCTCTAAATCAGAAAACAGTTAATACTTTTGTTAAAGGTCTGATAACAGAAGCGGGGGAACTTACGTTTCCACCTGATGCTTCTGTAGACGAAAGTAATTGCCTTCTGAGGAGAGATGGAAGCAGAAGAAGAAGAGAAGCTATCGAATTTGAACAAGATTACGAATTGTCTTCCTTCACTGTAGCAGATACAGAGTTAGTATCTACGGGTTCTTGGGTAAACGTAGGTGGAAACGCTAACAAGGAGTATCTTGTAATTCAGCATGGGCATATGTTGAGGTTCTACCTCAAAGGTTCTGCGCCATTCTCTGGGGCATCTAATGTAGTCTCTGGGTCTGTCGATCTTTCTGCCCATGAACACGTAGGATCTTCTGGTGCAGAAAACTTTAAGTGTAATTTCAGTTCCATCAACGGTAAATTAGTTGTAGCTAATCCCGGGATCGATACTATTTATATTTCTGAAGATTCAGGTGGGACTATTTCGGCTACTGAGATTTCTTTTAGGGTAAGAGACTTTGCTTTTCTTTCTGATA